TTGAATTGCAAAGCCTGCTGCCTTACGAACTGGAAAAGATGCAGCCAATACGCTTGAGCGAAATGTATCGCCAGCAAGATTAAACGCATCTCCAACCCAGTTCTTGTCATTAGATGACACAGAAGCAAGGTCAAACATTAAAGTCGGTAAGCCTATATCGTTGGCAAAACCGTTACCTTGAAGTTTTTTGGCAAAATTGCCAAGGGTTTCACTCCAACTCAAAGGGCACTCTTTAGGTATCGTACATAGTTACGAAAAGCATTTGATGTTTGTGGTAACTCTGCAAGTGTTGAAAGGTATGGTAACGCCGCACGCATGCGGTCTGCATCTTCTGAGTTTGCCATTGCATCTGTTGCGTATAGTGATTCTGGTGCAATTGCTCCACCAGTGCGAACATCTTCATCAGGGTATTGCGTTGGCGCTGTTAGTGGTACAAGTTTTTGTGCGCTGTCGCCTCGGAATGGGCGTTGTCCTGATGGGGAAGGAACAGAAGAAAATGCTGGGTTTGAGCCACTCATTTGCGCTGCGGTCTGTAGGTCATAGAAGTCCTGTGCGCCGTCTATGCCTGCTGCATAGCGTGCTGGTTGACCATTAGTTCCCGCTCCGCCTGTTGCGGATACCTCAAAATTTTGATTCTTTGGCAGTGCCATAATTCCCTCACATTTAAGTTCAGTCTTTTAAAATTTATGCCTGTCGCGGAATATCAATACCCACAGGCTCTCCACTCAAAGGAGCCAATCATTTAATTATCTACCGCGTGTGCCACCTGGTTGCGATGCCATGTATGTCATGCCTGACTTGTTAGACATCTTTTTTACGGATGACTTCATAGGCTTTGCTACATTAGGCTTTCCTGCTGAACCTTGGTTCGCTGGCTTCTTGCCTGTTGCTTTCTTTGCTGTCGCTTTTTTCATTTGTTCACCCCCTCTTAGACTGGTACTCGGCGTTGGAGAGAAGCCTGTAAATTAGGTTCGCCCCCTTGGGTTAATCCTGCTAAAAGAGATTGAATGTCTGGGCGACCACCTGGAGAGATTTGTCCTGGTGCTACACCTTGCATACGACCAGTGGCAGACATACCCATTGGAAGTTCCCCTTCACCTGGCGGGACCGCACCTGGCTGCCCAATCATGTCTGGACTTACGATTCCCTCAGGGGTCATCGCGCCAGGTGGGGGATTCTGTGGCTTGAACGCATCAGAAACCGCAACCTCGATAGAGGTTCCCTTCTGGCGTGCATTGATAACGGAAGAAAGTTTGTAAAGAATGTCAGATGGGTCTTGACCTTGAGAAGCAAGGGCTGGAATAGCCTGAGCATAAGAAGCAATTGCTTGCTTCATTGCATCGCGTAGTTCTTCGGTGTCAACCTTTTCTTCTTCTTGTGAGGCATTAAAAGAGAAAGGCATCTGACGGCGTAGGAAGTCGCGTGAAATCAACTTGTCACCGCGTGCCTGTAAACCAAATACCAAAGCGCGGTTAGGGTCAAGTCCTGCCATCAAGCCATACTGAACATCTACGGTGTAATCACCATCAATGTCTTTCTTTGGCTTGTACTTAATGTTATATGGAGTTCCGTTGCGAGTACCGCGAAGATTTTTTTCTACATCTCCAAATACTTGCTCATCTACTTTAAGCGCAAGGCTCATTAACTCTACAAATGCACGAGCAAACATTGAGTGTGCTGTTTTAATTTGTGTATCAAATCCACCCATAAGGGCTTGAACACCACGACCTGTAACGATTGAAGCATCAATGTTACCTGTGCGAGATTCAGGGTAACGAGAGCCTAAACGCAACTCTCCTTCAAGTACCTGCTGCTGTGCAAAAGCACCTGCTGGTATCTCCAATGGGATTCTTCGGACATCTTGAGGTCGGTCTGTACGAATAATAGCATCTGGTCCAAGAGCAATGTCTGAGACATCTCGTGGTGCAACCATCGGTGCTTGAACTGCCTTAGTTGCTGCTTCAAGTGAGAGAAGTGCATAACGTGCCTTTGCTACTTGGATTGGCAGTACATCATCAAATTGACCACGAGCCTGTGAGTCAAGTGATGGGCGCATAACAACACGAACCATACATTCGCCAATAGGATTTTTAGCACGGTCAATAACGATGTTATTGCGTGTAGGTACAAACAAAACATCTTGGTCTTTGTCGTGGTAACGAACAATTTCCAACATAGATGACATTGAATTGTGTTCATCCTTGTCGTACAAGATATGTGAGTACTCAGGATAAAGCGCAATTAACTCAGAGACTGGTTTCATAATGCGTTGGTATAACGCAGTCACATGACCAAAGCGGTCAATGATTGGGTATGAGCCAACTGATTCTAAGAAGCGGATGCGTGGCATCTGCGCTTCCATATCAAATTCTACTTGTGCAGGTACGAAACCATAGGAAACATATCTGTCCGCAGCGGTAAACATTTGTGTAGACAAATCAGAAAAGTCAACGTAAGAGTTAACAATTTCTTCACGCTTGTCAGCCTTCTTACGAGAAGCCTCTGACACCATCGTAGGTGAGTTACAGTTAAATGCTGGTAGCGGAGCAATAACTTCCGATAAGTCACGGGCAGCAATGTCAACCATATTTGCCACGATTGGATTTTCAAAAGGACCATCGGGGAATAAATCTGGGTAAACATCACGCATGCGACCTTTGCGGACAAGCAGTACGGATTCCATTCTGCTGTCTCGCTCGGCGAATTGCTGGCGGTAGCGGTCATAATTATCTTTAATATCTTCTAAAGATAGAGCCACATTCGCCTCCTGTTCTATGCGTATAGTTCGTCAAGATTGACGGTGTGTTGTCGTGAGTTGTCATAGCGGGTATGGAACATACTCATGCTGTTATGGTTTCTTGCAAAGACAGAAGCGTTAGTTAGTCTGTCGCGGCACCCAAGTTCTGCAAACCAAAATGCCATGACAGTATCTGTCTTTTGTGATTTAGGTGCATCGGGGTACCAAGTAACAAGTTGTTCAATGAGAGCCTTAAGACCCTCGGAAGCGTGGGTTGAAGGAAACTCTATAAGAGCATTGCTTTCATCCCAGCCATAAAATAATGTTGTAAGTGATGCAACACCAAAGTCTGTGTCCCACTTGTTCTGACCTGTGTGGTGTTCACGAAGCATAGAGCCATTGCGTACTAAGAACTCACGCACTTCTCTATCTTGTGTAAGCATTGTCTGAAATGCGTTCTTCTCGACACGCCACTCAGAAACTTTGTATCTAACTGTCCAGTCCTTGATGAGGTTACGAATGTCGTCAGGTTTCATCCCCGCAACATTGGAGACATCCAACAGGTAACGCTTCTGCGTAGAAATATCCAAGCCAAGAACCACAGCGGCGGTATAGCCAGAGCCAGCGGGGTCAAGACCAGCAACCACAATAAGCCCATCCATACCATTAGGTCGAACACCATGCTTGCCTTTTGGGATAAGCCCAATATTACGAGCACCATTAATAACACCTTTGATGGCATCAGATGGGAAAGCAGAATCTTCGTGAACCTGTTGCTGTTGGTAGACCATTGCCCACAAGTTCGGGGACATACGACTTCGCTTCTTATGCAGCGCTGGACCTGTCCATTTGTCGTAGAGTCCATTTTCATCAGGTATGCCATTGCCAGATAGGGGAGGCATGTTGGTCTTAGCCCAGAGCGTAACCCAGTCTTTCGCATCTTCGGCAAACTCCAATACGGCAGGTTGGGCAAAGTATGTCCAAGGGGATGTCTCGTCTGGGTAGCGCATAGGGTCACGCAGTTCGGAATATAAATCTCGTGGGCGAAGTCTTGTGCCTACAACCAGCAGTCGCCCACCGTCATTGTCAATACGAGACATAACTTCGGATTGAATCCAGTCAATCTGCTTCTCGTACTCATGAGCGTTGGTGTGGTCAACACAGTCATCCATGATGATTAAGTCAGCACGGGCACCATAGATATGACCACGAATACCCACAGCCTGAACTGTAGGGTCCTTTTCTCCAGAGTCGCGAGACTCGGAGGATAGGTAAATTAGGTCCTGCTTCCACGAATCGGAATTTTTTTCATATCCCCCTGGCGGACCAAAGGTTAGTTGTAAATCCTGATAACGAGGGTGTGTTAGGCGATTCTTGATAGAAAGCAGGAATTTCTGTGCCATAGCCTGTGTCTTGGACACAATCATGATTCTGATATTAGGGTTCTGGCAAATCCGATATACCGCATAGTTGACCGTAATGGTCGTAGACTTTGCGTGTTCTGGTGGGGTGTTGACTATGAGTAGGTCAGTTGACCCAGGTTCATAGGAGATGGAGGGGTGAATATCCTCAGGCTCTCGACCCTCTAATAAATCAATCCAATGCTTTTGATGGGGAAAAACATCTACCCCTAGGTATTTGGATGAAAACTCTGGGAAGGGTGGTACTTCCCCTCGTGGCGAACCAACCTCACCACGGGCTGTCATAGACCTAATCTTGTCAATGGCGGTGGCAAATTGTTCGTCAGTCTTACGATAATATTCGTAGGTCTTGACACTTCTGCCTACGGCATCCATAGCCTTTTGAACAGAATACCCCTGCATTAAAAATTCTATTACTTGCTTTTTGATGGCATCGCTTTTATGCGAAGCAGAGGTAGTTCTCTTTCTTTCCATAGCATGCTCCAAGACCATTTATGGTGAGTCTTGGGGCAGACTCTAACCGAAGGCGTAGTCTAAACGAAGCCGAAGGTTAGGGCTTCCTTTAGGGTGCGCCCTAAGGGGCGCTGTTGCTTAGCAGAGAGGCTCCGATATATTCGCCTCTCACATATACTATAGGTGTCCAGAGGACACTAATTGGACACTTTATTTGCAATTATTTTTTATTATCTTTATCACACTATTGCTTTTGTATAAAAGTCCTGCTCAGACCCCCACCACTATCAAAGTTATGTAGGTAGAGATATACCGATACCGATACCAGCAGTTTAATAACCCTGGGGTGATGACTCACCCACTTGCTAGTCTGCTGTCTTAAGACATTGCTCTGCTCCTTGCGATGCTTGCTTGAATTGCTTTGCTAGGGCAAGGCATTGCTAGGGCAGGCGGTGTCGCTTACTGTCTATAGCCTCGCGCTCTTTCATAGATTCGCGCCCCCCTGCCCTGCCTGCTCTGCCTGCCCCGCTTGCTTGCCTGTCTCACATAGTGAGACGGCTAAGCGTGTGAGCGTGTGAATGTGATGTTCATCACAATGTCCGAATTGCCCGCATTGTCCTATTGACAGGCTACCCGCCCCGCTTATATCTTTCGTGTATTAAGTCAAAGCGACTTAAGACATGACAGGAGAATATGAAGATGAATCTAGAACTAGCCGATAAGGGCGCAATCAACTATGCGCTACGAATTCTTAGCGATGACATCAAAGCAGGCAAGAACACTGACACCCTAATGACACCAGAATTTATTGAAGGCTTAATTCTCAAAGTCTGGTCAACTAAGTAACATTTAGCCCCGCCCGCCAAGGGCGTGCCGATTCGATTCGGAGCGGGGCACTAGTTCGAAAAGTTCGAACTTAAGACAGGAGAAAAAATGAACTCAGCACTTAAGAATCAAGCAAAAGCAACTAAGACCGAGGCGCTTTCAACTCTTACCAAAGCGTTAGAGCAGGCACACGAAATCATCAAAGCCGAGACAGGCGCGCCTCGTGTCACGATTCTTGTAACCCGCGCTTTAAAGGGTCGCAAAGGGCACTTTACGACTTACACCCCATGGCAATCTGGAGCAGAATCTTTTAATGAAATTGCTTTCAATCTGGAGCACTTTACGACAGGCGAGGAGATTCTTTCTACTTTGCTCCACGAGGTCGGTCACTCATTGAATCACGCTAACGGAATTTCTGATTGCTCCGCTAATGGATACCATAACAACAAGTTCAAAGCACAAGCCGAGGCGTTAGGTCTTAAGACCATCGAAATCAAAGGCAAGGGACACGCATCTACCGAACTCACCGAATTCGGCGCAAAGCGATGGAGCAAAGCGCTTGCGATTCTCACTAAGGCGCTTGAACTCACAGCAACAGGCGAGGGCGCTAACGCCAAGCCTAAGGGTCGAAATACGAATTTATTGAAGGCGGTCTGCCAATGTGACGAACCAAAGACGATTCGCGCATCTCGTGGCGTGATTGATTCAGGTATCCGATGCGATGAATGTATGATGCGATTCAGCACCGAGGATTAAGACAGAATCGCCCCCGCACCGATTAAGTCGGCGCTAGTTCAAGACTAAGCGGGGGCACTAGCAAGGCGGGAAATCCTCGCCTTGTGACTTAAGACAGGAGATAGAAAATGTTTACGGTTCAAGAATTGCGCGATTTACTTTCAGCCGTTGAATTCGACACGCAAGGCAGTCATGGAGATGACCGCGCCAAGCGCCTCGACAAGTTAGAGAGCAAAATTAGAAGGGAGATAAGCAAACTGTCTTAAGACAGAACGCCCCGCGCTAAAGGCTACGAGTTCGCAACTCAGCGGGGCACGATGTGAGCAACATCACACGCTAAATGCTAGACAAGCAGGGCGCGAGATGATTTACTTACACCAAGCAAGAAACCAAGCGGGAAAGTATCTCGTTAGGTATTAAGACAGGAGAATAAATAAATGGCAACACGAAGCACAATCGGAATCAAAGAAGGCGACACAGTACGCGCAATTTATTGCCACTGGGATGGATACCCTAGCGGGGTAGGGCTGGGCTTGATTGATAACTATGACAGCAAGGCACAGGCAGAGTCACTTATCGCCTTTGGAAGCATCTCCTCTTTGAAGGAGACACTAGAGGCAACCAAAGCGGAAGCCTACGGCAACGAATCAGAAAGCGCTCGCACCTTTACAGGCGTTCAAGACTGGCTGGATAAGTTCGATTATGGCGTGGAGTACGCCTACCTTTACGAGGATGGCAAAGGCTGGGTTTATTTCGCAGACTTTGACGAACACCTACCAATCACGCTAAAGCGTGAGAAAGATGTGGCTTAAGACATGACTCACAAGCATGAACCATACGGAACCGAGATAGTACTAGCCCGCCGAGAGGCAGACGATTACACAATGGTAAGCGCCTCGTGTCAATGCGGGATTACTTTAATCCGCGAGACTACCCCGCAAGGCACGCGCCCTAACTGGCAAGACTGGAGAGTGACAGCATGACACCTAAAAAATGCCAGCAATGCGGAGCGGATACTTTCAAAGAGTATTACACCACCATGGCAGGGAGCGGTCGCAGACCGCGAACGGTAGAGGCGTGGCTTTGCGGTGATGCTTGCGCTAGTCAATTCTTTCAAGAGAAAATGGAGAGCGTGTCTTAAGACAGATGTGACCAACATCACAGCCCTAACCCTTGACAGAAGGCGCGTGTTCGCGACACGATTAGGGCACAAGGTAAGGCACACCGCCCACCTTAGACAGGAGCAAGAGAATGGCAACATGGACACACCCCAACGGTGACACCATCACCACCGAAGGCACCACCTACACAGTTACACAGAACGGAGTCAGCCGAACCGTAGATGTGGAGCGCTGGACAAGCAACGCAGAACGCTGGATGTGGAACGACATCAAAGAAGGTTACTACATGGGTTTCTTACTTAAGACAGAAGGTAACTAACATGGCACACAAGTACAGCATAGAGATTCTTCACGAGCCAAGTTTCGAGAGTATCAACTACGAGTTTTATTCCGAAGATGAAAAGACAGCAGACGAAATCTTTCAGGAGTTCACCGCCCAACTTTCAATCATTCCAAGCAGCGAGGAAGTTGATGCCGAGATGTGCGACAGTTGCTCAGAGTGGACAGAGAACTATCAACAGCGCGAGGATAACGGACTCACCCTCTGCCCTAAATGCTACACGCTGGAAGGGTAGTGACTTAAGACATGAAACTTACACGCAAAGGCAAGCAAGTCAGAGCCATAGTTATTTATGTCTTAATACTTATCGGATTGTTTAAGTTTACAAGTGACCAAGGCATCTGGGATATTCCAGAGTCTTGCCTAGTCGAGCAAGTCGGGTGTCCAGACGGGTACCCACTGCCATGAGTAAAACATACCGCCTAAGCATGCGACATGATTTCATTATTAAGACAGATAACATTGAAGAAGTATTAAAGAACTATGAGTTTCCAGATTTTAGCCAAGTGCTAGACGATGAAGCCGAGTTCATTGACGGACAAAATACATGGACAGAATTAAAGCCATGCGACTGCGACCAATGCGACTGTAAAAATACAGACGATGATGGCAACACCTGCGAGGATTGCTTTAGAGATTGCTTACCAACAGAAGGGGGAGAGTAATGTGCGGAGATTGCTTGCGACCATTGACCGAGTGCCACCATGGAGAGGAGATAAACAAATGAGTCTTAAGACAGAACTAACCAAGTGTAAAACTTGCGATGAACAGATTGACCGAGCCGAACATGACTGCGATTACTGCGAGGATTGCTGCCATGAATTACAAATGAGTTGGCAAGTTAATGATGTGTCTTAATACAGATGTGACCAACATCACATTAAGTTCATGCGAAGTGTGACAGACATCACATTAAAATCTATTGACATCGGGTAACCCCATCAAATAAAGTTACATTAACAACTAAACAGACGGGAGAAGCAAATGAAGCAAGCACAACTTACCTTTACTGGTTCTTATGTATGCCCCGATTGTGGCGGAACTGTAAAGAAAGGGCAACTTGTTGTCAAAGATAATAGTTTGATTGAGTGCTTGAACTGTAAGCAAGACTTACAGGGATAAAACTCACAGCCCTCGTGCTAAAGGCTACGGGTTCATAACCCAACGAGGGCACTGGTTCGAAAGGTTCGAACTTAAGACAGGAGAAACAAAATGATTACAGTTACTAGCCATCAGTTGAAAGTCTGTATTGAAGCCTTGAAAATGGCAGAGGCTACCGAAAAGAACGACTCAAAGTTTGGGTCAGTGCTTTATGATTTACTACTTAAGACAGGAGAATAAAATGACCACATGGACAGTAGTAACAGAGGTTGACAGCGAGGTAGACCCAGCCACATTTAATTATGTAAATGGGACACGGCTTATCTCATCATCACTTAAGACAGAAACAACAGCCACCATACAGGTTGAGATTAACAAACAAGAGTTATGGGATGCCGTCTTTGGCTCAGCCTTTGAATCTTTCGGTAATCACTGGTACGAAGTTGACTACCTTGAGGACACAGACTGGGACAAGATGGGCAAGGTGCGCCTCGTTGCCATTGATGAGATAACTTTACTTAAGACAGAAAAGATTGTCGGTATTGAGGAGTTACTCAAAGCCTTACCGATAGCCAACACACAGGTGTACATGGACTTGTACGACTTCGATGATTACGATGCCATCTGCGGTGATGCCGTACTACAAGTAGCCGTACTTGGCGAAGTGATTTACGGGTAGGTATTAAGACATGAACTCAACCGAACGCAAACAGATTCACACCATGATAAAGAGAGCAAGGTCACAGCGAAACGCCACTACCAATAACGAGGACTTTGATTACTGGCAGGGCATACTTGAACAGTGCGAAAACAAACTACAGACAGGAGAAAAGCAATGAGAAGTTACAAGGTTACTATCGAAGTGGATTACATCGTTAAGGCATCAAGCCTTGCCGAAGCAATGGAACTGGTACAAGAGGACAGCGAACACCCATTAGTGGGTGGCAACGAAATTGGTTACTGCCAAGATTCCAGAGTTATCGGCGGAACTATAGATGACTCACTTAAGACAGGAGAAAAGTAAATGCCAGAGTATCTAGTAGCACTATCGGCAGACCGATTGCTACGCATAAAAGCAACAGATGAAACAGAAGCAAAAGAGAAGGCAGAAAAGAAAGCAAACAGAGATAACAACTACTGGTCAGCGGTCAGCGCATGGCTTACAAAGACAGGAGAAAACTAATGGAACTGGAGATAGGTGCTATGGAAAAATCTATTGTGGCGTACATGAAAGACTTGACTTTCACCTGCGGGGGTAAAGAGTACCGAGTCATCGTACACTGGAACGACATGGAAGGTTACTCAACTACATGGATAGACAGCGAAGGTAGATTCAGCACATCACCCGACTGGGTTGATTCGGTACCACGATTCACCGCACTGCTTGACAACTCTAAGCCACACACAAAGGTAGAACTATGACAGTTTTAATGGGGTGCGTGAAGTGTGGTTTCGTAGTAGAGAACCCAAGTATTATGAACTACATGCTTGAGATGTGCGACACTTGTACCTTAAGACATAATGAACAGGCTAACTTAGCCATCAAAACTTACTTACATGAGAAGGCAGAGGCGGAGCGCGATGCTAAACTTAAAAGTGATTCACCCACACGCTAGGTTGTGGATAATTACAGTGATAGTTCTTGGACTAATCTTGGTACTTAAGACACCAACACAAATCAAAGAAAAGTTTATAGCACCGCCACATGGCAAGGTGATTGCCTACTATCAAAACGATTACCAACTTTACGCCATTGAACAACTGACCAAGAAGGACAAACTTGAGCAGTGGTCTTGCCTTTACGAATTGTGGACTAAGGAATCCAACTGGCGACCGAAGGCAAAGAACAAAACATCTAGTGCCATGGGAATAGCACAGTTACTTGATGCTACATGGAAGAACATCGGTCTTAAGCCAACATGGGATGGTATGAAACAGGTTGATGCTGGACTTAAATATCTTGAACACAGATACGGAAAGACTGGCAACAATATTTGTAGGGCATACGCACATCATCTAGCGAAGGGTTGGTATTAAGACATGAAAGATAACAGACCAGAGTTCCATAAGATAGTCAGCGAAACTGGAAGTAAGAACCGCTACAACAAGGGGCTAGTAAGTTTCGTGTTGAAATATAGACCAAGCATCTGGTCACAGGCTGCGTGCCAAGGCATAGATACCGAGGTGTTTTATCCACAGCAGGAGTTGTTCACCCGCGAAGAAGAACGTATGTTTGAACGCATGTGTGGCGAGTGCCCGATAATGTTGGCTTGTCTTGAGTGGGGATTAGCCCATGAAAGATATGGAGTATGGGGTGGGACAACCCCACCTATGCGACACAAGATTCGCAAGCGTATCGGTTGGGGTTTGACAGAACCTAAGCATGGATAATAGAATCATCTAGTACACCAGCCGATATGAACGCGAAACATAAAGGTTGGTGTACATAGAAAAGCCCAGCAATTCTCTCCTGTCTTGCTGGGTTTCTCTATGTATTAAGTCAGGTTATTTTTCTAAACCAAGTTCCATCGCAAGCATAAACACTTCATCACTTAAGTCATCAAGAGTTCCATCGTTATAGATAACATGATTAAACATATAGTTATCCATAGCATGTTCAGATGGGTGACCATTAACAGCACTGTGGTTGCGCCGATTGATACGCCATACAGAACCACCAAGTTTCCTGATTGCCTCAGCCTCATTTGGGTAGCGCACATCAGAGATAACAACTCTATCCTCGTAGTTTAATTTATCCATTAACATCTTTACCCAGACATCTACGCCCAACATCTTGCGACCAAAATCTGTACCGAATACCTGTAACAGACGGCGAACTTCTGGATTCTGCTTCGCCATATCCCAGCCATAGTCATCCACATACTCAGACAAACGAGTGATGCTATCCAACTTAGGGTTGATAATCATTAGCGCATGTCGCATTGGGTCAGCAAAGGACTGTCGTTTGTATTTGTAATTAAGACATAACAATTCAGCAGTTGTATCTTTACCTGACTGTGCGTATCCACTTAAACCTATAATCATTAGAACTCCTGATTCACATACCAAAAACCAAGGTCTAAACCCCAGTGGTATTTATCTATTTCAAAACCAATACCAAAACCAGACTTGCGACCCCAAGAAAACCAATACTTGCCTATCTTTTTTTCCATTAGTTATCTCCTACCTCTGTTCGTGCTTCTGCGTTGGTGCGATTACGTCTGCGCCCATACCACACTGGTGCTTCTCCGCCTAGTCTATCTTGTAACTTAGTTAGCGCTCTCTTGACACGCTTTCGTATGGCTTCCTCTGTTGCTTGGTAATGCTCAGCCAACGCATCAAACTCCATGCCACCATCAGAATATCTCAGTCGCATTAACTCTTGGTCAGCATCGTTTAAACGCTTCAACCCAGCAGACACGTCAGATAGCAACGCCATGCGATTGCCACCCTCGGAAGGTTTACTTGATTTAGATACAAACTCATTACTTAAGTCAGAAGTATCTGTCCATCCTTCATGTGTCCACACATCACGCAACAGTTCATGTAACACCTCATGTGTGTAGTAAAAACTATCAGACACAGGCGTGCGTGAGTGGTGCGAGCGCTCTCGTGCGACATACTTCTGTGCTTCATTGTAGAAAGTACGGCGTAGTTTAAACTTCAACGACTCTTGCTGTTCCCATTCTTCTATCTTGTGCCAGTGTTCCAGCGCCCATAATGATAAGTGTTGGTACACATCATCAGTGGTTACAAGCCCACGATGGATGCGGTTACTGCGTGAGGCAACCTGCCGTGCCGTGCCGTAAATAGTTTCCCAAACTTTGTCTTGCTTATCCATCTTTATATTTCCTTGTCGCTGTCATTAAATCATCTACTGTTATGAGGTAACCCTTACTAATATTCGGGGGTATCTCACACTTAATCTCTCTACCAAACTCTTTAACCGCAAAGCGAAGCACATCAGTGGGTACAATTAAAGTAGATTCCTGTAACACAAACGCCCAGTATGATGCTTCTGTTACACCCAACCCGCTAGGTGCCCATGCTTCTGTCTTAAGAAAGTAACACTCAGTTTCAATGTATAGGTTGTTGGTTTTAAACCACTTGCGGTCACGCTTTACTTCTACTGTTCTTCCCCCAGTTAATAACTCGTCAACTAACTGCTCGCCTTTTCTACCGTACCCAAAGTCTAAATCAAAACTTGAGTTCTTTGCCATTGTTTAGACACCCGCTCGTTTATGTAGTCCTTCTGCGCCCTCGGCGAGGTACACATCGTTCACGTCACAGTTCTCAGGCATAAAGATTGGGAACACATTGTCTAGTTCACGAGTGATTGTCTTAGCCATTTCCTTACCAGCATTGTCACCATCACAGAACAACATAATCTTTTCCCAGTCGGCAAGGACACGAGAGTAGAAAGGTTTCCAGTTGTTAGCGCCAGGCAAACCAACTGCTGCGAAGCCCACTTGAGTAGCAATCATGGTGTCTATCTCACCCTCACAGATAACAAGTATGTCTGAATCTGTATTCAAAGCAGCAACATTAAAGATGTGTGTGCTTGCGCCAGGTCTTGATAAATATTTTGGTCCATTGTCAGTGCTTAAACTACGAAAACGTATATCAATTACACCTGATGGGGTCAAATATGGGATAGCCAACTTGCCTTGGTAAGGTTCGTGTCCTGCCTCAGGATTCTTTACGAAGCCGAGGCGGAACATAAGTGCTGTCTCCTTGGTTATACCGCGACTCTCCAGATACGGGGCTACTTCGTCTAGGTTTTTTTCGTAGTTCTCCGTTGCTTTCGCCAGTAATTCCCTCTGCGATTTCGAGAGCCTTGACATAGTTAACTCCTTCTTTTTTCATAATAAGTGAATAAACATCACCAGACATCTCACATGCGAAGCAACGGAACCCGCCGTTTTCTATGTTCAAACGTGCTGACTTAACTTTATCGTTGTGGAAGGCGCACCTAACAGTTAACCAACCACTGCGATTAGTTGGAATAGTAAATCCGTAGTGCTCTAATACTTTAACTATGTCATGCTTAGAGTTTTGGGAGTGCATGACTGAGCCTCTGTACGACATACGCATCCCCAATTCCCTTGTTGTTTGCCTTGATAACTACCAATGGCGTTGGCGCAAGCAACAATCGCTTTTGTACACGATAGTTTTCTGCTTCAACCTCAGCCTCACGCAACCAACCAGATAGGTCAATACGCCCATCACGCCTTGGTGCCTTGGCTTCAATAACATAACCATCATTAACAGTGGGTAGATAAACATCTCCAATATCATTGCGCCCTGCCCGTGGCAAACGCTGTGCGTTGTAGCCTTCCTGCATTAGCCAATCGGCTAAATCAATTTCCCATGCTGCGCCTCGGCGCTTGTTACTCGCTTGTTGTGTCGGCATTTTGCTTAGCCCTTTCCGCACCCTCGATGGCTGCCCAGTAAAGGTTGTAATAATTATCATCAAAAGCAAATCGCTTCATGTGTTTAACTAACGCTGATGTGTTGGCATAAACAGGAACACCTGCTGCTTTAACCTTACGGAAGAAGGAGATGTCCTCACCAATAAACTGGTCACCAGTTGCGTTGTTCTCCGCAAACAAGAAGTCAGTCTCACCGTGCTTATTATGTAACGCTTTGATAACAGACTTATGTATTAAGACCAAACCTAAACCTGCGCTATCAACCTTGAGTACCTGACTGCGTGGCAGTGGGTGCTTGTATTTAATCTCATACTCAGTTTCGCCTTCATCAAAGATGGCAGGCATAGGTTGCATCAGTGAGTTCTCCATCTGCTTGGAGATAAAGTACACACCACTTACAACTGGGCGAGATACTTTGTCAGCGGTATCCCATAGAATCTTAACTACCTCTTTGGTAAGTACAATGTCAGAGTCAACCCATAGTGCCCAGTCGGTTCCAACCTTGTTCCACATATCAAACGCAGCCTGTCTTTGGCGAGCAATCTGATTACCTTGTACACGAATAGCGTTATGGAATGGCACCTCACCTGTGATGATGCTGTATACCAAGCCCTCTGTAAACTTGCCATCAGTGTTGCCATTGTCGCACCAAATAACTGAAAGAGTTTCTTTATTACTGTGCATTATGTTTAAACACTTCCTCTGATTTGTCTAGTACTTCCATTGCGTTCTCTGCTAGGTCTTTCCAAGACTCACTCATGAGTCGGAGTTGGGTTGCGATTTCTTCTCTACACTCTGGTCCGTGGTCCTCAGCAAGATGTTCAGCCAACTGCTCAACATAATCAGCGAACTGTATAGATTCAAACCAGACTTGGGATGGGTCGTAAATCTTTTGTGTCGCCTCATCAATACGTTCCATAAACTCTGGTAGTCCATCAAGAATCGCTTGTCGCATCTCCATTGGTATCTGTTTCGCTGACTTCACTGCCTGTTCCAGCATCTCTGGTGTAATTGATAGTGCCATCATTAAGGAGTCTTTTGAATTCCTCATCTGTGAGGTCTTGGAATTCACCGCTTTCTTCTTCTTGCCAAACATACGCTCTCCATCCCACTGTCCATGAAAATTGTTTAGGTATAAACTTTAACTGTGATTCAATATCTGTAATCAGTGGTTTTGTAGGGACAACTACATCCTCAGCGTTTAAACTACCTTGTAATTCTCCAGCGTTTTCTACCACCTTGACTTCCCAATTAGGTGTCATAACTTCTCCTTATGCCTGTAATAAATCTGCCAGTTGCATGCTGGCTGGGTTGTATGCAAGCCACACTGGACTCGCACCTGTTGAATCCGCAGGACCATAACGGTTCTTGACTGCGCACACACCCATTGAAGCAATTTGGTTATACACAGTAAGGATTAACGATGGGGTCTGAGCGATTTTTCCATGTAGTGCGCTGCTTGGTGGGCAAGGATTACCCGCAACGCCTTGACTTGTATGGTGGCAGACAACAACAGCAGCGCCAGTTTCTCTAGCCCACCACTTGAGTTCACGCATGAGGGTACGCAATCCGCCCCACTCATCCTGTCCATCAAGGGTTACATCAACTGCGTTGTCAAGTACGATGAGTTCAACATCTTGACCCAAGCGCTCTCGTGATGCAAGGACTGCATCTTCTATATCCTTAAGCGTTGGTGCTGAGTCAAACTCCCACATGATGTGGTCAGCAGGCTTGAGCATTTGTGCTGCCCATTCTCTATCTGCTTCCATCAATGGTTCTACTTCTTGTTGTGGTCTGCCTGTAATCATCGCAAGCAAACGCAAACTCATTGTGTGTGAGTGTGTATCTGCTGAGATGTACAGGGTAGGAACCTGAGCATGGACTGCAAGTGACAAGGCAAAGGTAGATTTACCTGAGCCTGGAGGACCCGCAACCATACTCACTTCACCCCGTCTAAACGCTATTTGCTGCTCAGCAAGAGAGCGCCACACCGTAGGTAAAGTGGCACCCCCTTGTGAGGCAGTCTTAATAGCACGGGATAAACGGCGCATCTACTATGCGTTTACTCGGTTGTTACACTGCATACCTTGTGGTTGTGGGCATGAATAGAAAGCGCGATATGGCTTGCCATTTGACTTGCTGATACCAGCCTTGACTAAGCGCATTGGACCTGCGCCACATGTACATGCTGGAGCAGCCCCTGTTGGTGCTGGCGCATAACCCTGTGCCGTAGGTGCTGGCTGTTGATACTGTTGTGCTGGCTGTGCGTATGTTTGCGCTGGTGCTACACCTTGACTAATAACTTCTGCTCCAGGAAATGAAGTCTTAATCGTTGCCATATTTTCAACTGTTGTTTCAAGGTCAATCAGTGCTGCGATACGTTGACTTACTACATCAAGCAAGGTATCAAGTTCTAACGCATCAGTTGCGTATAGGTTAATAAGCATGCCATCTTTTTTTGTCTTGAAGTTAATCTGAATTGCTGCGTTTTGATTACTCATTTGTTTCTCCTAGTTCTGGGTACATGTGCGAATCTTCGCCTTTAACTGCGTAGCATGCTTTGTTGACTGAACAAGTACCACACATAAATCCTGGCTGTGGTATAAAGATGTTGTTCTCAACGGCAATCTTGAAGCCACTAACCCACTGTCCAAGTCGTGCTTCTGTGTAGTGCGATAAGTCTACTGGTGGGGTTAACTCGCCAGTACGAGCCATGAAGTATGCACCCAAAGTAGGGCGAACACCAAGTAACTTCTCACACATAATAGCGTAGGTGCCTAACTGTGTGAAGGCTATTGGTGCCTTGCTTGATGTCTTAATATCAACTACAACAAGTTCCCCTGTTGGCGCGACCATAAGGCGGTCAAGGAATCCCTTCATATTGACCCCACCTATCTGAACATTAAGTTCTGTTTCGATGGCAGGTGCTCCGTCAGGTAAATGATACATCTGGTATCCGCTGTCATGGCGGAACTGCACCCAGAAATCACCCATCTTAGGTCCGTTATCTAACCACCAAGAAGTATCTTCCTTGTTGGGATAAGCCTTGGTTGCTCTGCCACCAGCACGGAACGGCATGCCATTGTCAGCCTGCTTGTAGTTCTCATCCCATCGCTGATTAAATACAGCAGTGGAATCAAACGGGCTACCAAGCGGTAGAGCATCATAGATTTCAGTTAACTCATGTAGAGCCTTGCCCCCTACAAGCCAGTAGGATGGGTTCTGCGCTACGTTCTGTATACGGGATAGGTAATACGACCAACCACAGTTGAGCCAAGTGCTCATGGCGCTGTGAGAGATGTAGTTTCTCCCAGTTTTTTCTTCTAGTGTCATGTGTTTCTCCTTTACAATAGAGGAGTTTACTACACAACGTCTCGTCTATTATGCGACACGCCGAGAGAATTACACTGATGTACTTTACCAAAAAATCGGCTACACTCCTGTTCGTGATGAACTGGTTAAGTCTATTTATGCTAAGGCGTAAGCCTGATTCTAGCATGTTGGCTAACTATCGTGGTATTCCTACGCATGTTTGTCCTTGTGGCTCAAAACTTTTTAGAGTTGGCTGCATGTTTGAGGATAACGAAATTTCTATGTGGTTTACTGATGCAGAGTGTGCGCTTTGTGGGGCACAAGTAACTGTGCCTACTCCTGTGGATGGTGAAGATGCCACAGTATGACTTCCAATGTAACGCCTGTAATGTAGTTCAGGAATTAATTCTATCTGTCAATGAGTCAGGCACAGTGCCAAAATGTAGCCTGTGCGAAGGCGCAATGCGCCGAGTCTTTACCCCACCCGCTGTCCATTTTAGAGGTCCAGGATTTTACAAGACTGGCGGATAGTGTTACAGTAAATCAACTATAGTCTGTAGGGGAAGCGGATTATAGGGCTTTGCGGGAAAAACAAAAAAGCCCCCGCTAACTAGATTGCTCTAGCGCGGGGGTTCTTTTGTGTCTTAAGTCTTATTACTTGGAGCCTTTACCAAACTGTGTAGCCGATGGGTCTAACCACTTTAGTAGTGGACCTGCAAAGCCAGCAAGGGCAGCAGCACCAAGGGTTTTAAAGTCTGTCTCACCAGCAAGGTAAAGTGCAACAGCAGCGGATGCCGCAGCACGGAACCATGTCAGTCCGAGTTGTTTAAATTGTTCCATTGTTTCCTCCTCGTTTACTTTGTACCGTGCAATTTGCAACATGTACAAACTTCTGTTTTATATGCCTTCTTAGCAGGCGTTGGTGTTAACTTAGCAACAACTTGATTGATTACCTTTGGCTGGTTTAACCACCAGAACCAAGGTGAAGTATCGCTACCTTTACCATCTTCAATGGATATGTGTAGATGTTTATCGTGCTGATTGCTTCCTGTATATTTACGGTTGCCTTCTTTAGCACGCTCTCTTGACCAGATTTTTCCTTTGAAAATAAGGTACTTAACTCGCCTATCTTCTTTTAGTTTCTCAAAGATTTCAACGCAATCAATACCATGCTTGGGGTCATGTGTTAAATCAACAGCGTAACCTGTGTTGTGGTCAGATGTTGGACTCTGCTTTACATGAGCAGCCGATGGAAGAAGTCCATCGCTGGCTTTCTTGCGCTTCGGCGACAACGCCGTTGCTTGGCGCAATACAGCAATCGCAGCAGGTGTGGCTCTCTTGGCTATCTTTGCACCCATTCATTTTCCTCCCCTTTGCATCATCATTTGATACAAAATTTCTACTTTTTCTTCCAGTCTTATGACAGAATCTTTTAGACTTGTGCCAGAGTTAGGTTTAAGTTCATATAAATAATGTTTAACTAACCATCGTACTGCGGTAGCAAAAGCAGCAACAAGTGTACAAAGAGATACGGCTAAACCTAGCCACTGAGTAGGATTCATTTACTTTCCTTATATGTTAGACGACAGTACGAGCAATTACTTGGATGATTCCACCATAGCCAGAGAAGTTGGCGTTAGGTGGTGTGGTGCGAGTGAATGTAACTTGTTCTACTACGGCTTCAATAGGTTCTCCACCAGCAGTAAAGTCTTGAATGATAAGCGTTTCGCCCAGCGCTTCCATCTGTTCTAGTGCTTGTAAGCGAGAAAGAGCATAGCCTTGGAAGCCAATGATTTGTTTATTGCGGTCAGTCTCTTGGTCGAAACAAAAGATAGGAATCTGTAGGACACGAGCACGGGTAGGTGTAGGCAAAGCCTTAACTGAGTACCCGTAGATGACAGCACCCTTAGTTGGGTCTGTGTCATTTCTGTTTAAACGGAACTTAAACTGTGCCTCTGCCGAAACAGTTGAAAATACTGGGGCTAAATCGTAGTCATAGATTTCAGTTGTTCCTTCTGGAATTGTCTGAAATGCTATATCAACCCCATCAATAACACGGAACATATCTATGTCACCTTGTAATACATCCTCAAGGCGAATCTTGATACGCTTCCATGCTTTGTTTTCAAAGGTGTCAAAGCGAATAATGCCTGTTGTTATTTCACCTGACTCAACATAATCTGTCATTGACTCACGCCACAAGCCAGAGTCCTCAACAGTAAATGCTTTGTGTCCGTTAGAAAATGTAGCAATAGACCAGATATAACCAGTAGTACCTGATGCGTATAAGTCTTTTGCGTAGGCATACTTGCCACCACCAAGCGGTGCTCCAAGGTTAATGCGGATAAGTCCTGAGTAACTATCTACTTCGCTCTTTACCCCAGCCCAGATGTATTCGTTTCTGGCTGTAAATGCGTAGATGTCATAGGCTGATTCGTATACGAGTGGACCATAAGACAAGTTGCCAGTGGCATCTGAGACTGCAATACGCACACCTTGGCTAGTGCCAATGGCTACAAATGTGCCGAGGTATCCATACATAGCAGTAAGGCGTTCACCGCGTGGCAATACCAATACCGTAGTCATAGTACTTAAAGCGCCAGTGTTATCTACTGAAATCTTAAGAGCAATACCCTCATCACCTGAGAATCCACCAACATAGATAGCAGCACTTGACTCTGTGATACCCATGAATCTAAATCCAATAGGTAAAGTAGCGCTACCATTAACGGCAGTAAGAGTACTTAGGTTAATACTTGAGCCCGTATTGCGTACCAACTCATAGACAAATGTGTTCTTTGCTGTATCAGTAAAGCCCAACATAAAGCGTTGTTTGACATAAGAAATAAAAGCAGAAGTAGCATTGGCTGTGTTAATGGCGTAGTCCTGATGTAAGGCAGGGCTAACAGCATCGAATGAGTAGCGCCATACCTTTGTAGGTGTGACCATCATTAAGTCATTACCACCCATGGCAGCGTAAAGAATTTCTTCGTTAATTGCTGTGTTGTTAATAATTGTTGCTGTTGTACCAGCAGTAGTAGTGGTGGTTACACGGGCTGTTACTGCTGCCGAACCAGTTACTTTAACAAGGTACTCAACGCCACTAACTATGGTAGAAAATACGCCAGAGCGTGCGGTAGAAGCCTGTGTAAGTGATGTTGAATGGAGCAGGCTTAACTGTCCTGGAGTCCATGGGTCTACACCTACTGAGTCAGAGAACTGAAACTTAACTTCATCAGGTGTGCCAACAATAGGCTCTTGGTATGTGATGCCTCCACCTAAATGGAAGGATGACTGTGAACGAATCCAATAGCCTGAACCTGAGAGCGACTGCTCACCTGGGTCACGGGCATTGTCAAAGCGCTGAGTTCTAAACTCTGCAGTCTGGCGTTTAAAGGGTGTCGCATCTGTGATGCCATAAATAAACGGCATGCCACCAATAGCCACATCAAACTTATATGTTGTCGGGTCATAGTATGCAGCGGTACGACCAGATAGGTCAATGACTACGCGCTCGGATATATCAGGCGGTCTGCTTGCCACTATTGCTCCTTAGATAAACTCGTTTGATTCCATAATGTCTACACCAGCAAGAGCATCATGTTGATGTTCTTTGCTACAGTTCTCACATTGTTTACACACTGTTACTCAGTTGGCTCAGTTACTTCTGGTTCTAACTCTAATATTCCAATAGAGATTAAATATTCATCTGTTGGTGGAGTAAATGTTGTGCCGTCATATGATGAGTATTTAATTGGAACTTCTGTTCCAAACCAGACTGCATCGTCATAGCCTTGTTCTTGCGCTACACGGTCAGCAAGTTCTTCATCTTGACTAGCGAACACTGCTATGTTTGCAACGTGTCCATCTTTAATAAATGCGTAATGTTGTTCCATAATTTATCTCCTTATGACCAGTAAATAACGCGAGCGAAACCAGAACCACCAGCACCGCCAGCGCGAGCAAGGTCATTAGTACCGCCTCCGCCTCCGCCGCCGCCAGTATTCGCAGCAGCAGCAGAACCAGCAGAATTACCCCCGCCATCGGCGCCACTACTTGTACCAGTTTGATAATATGTTGGTTCACCCATTCCACCACCACCACCGCCACCGTAGCCGTCTATTCCAATACCGCCAAAACTAATAAAAAACGTACCACCTTTAGTGCCAGTTCCACCTTGAGTGCCTTTACCCATTACGGAATCTGCACGCATGGAACCTGTTGAACTTCCTACTTGTCCAAAAGAATTACCACCTGCTCCACCGCCAGCGCCGCCTGAAGTTGAAGAAGGACCTGCTTGACCCCCACCTCCGCCACAACCGCCATTTAAGCCACCATTGCCACTTCCAGAGCCACCACCACCGCCGCCTGTGGCAACTGCAAGAGAACCAAACGAAGTATCTCCACCATTACCACCTCTGTTATTTCCAGAAGCACCAGCAGTACCAGCAGCACCAATAGTTACAGTGTAAGAAGCACCAGCAGTTACAAGTAAATGTCTTTTAAGAACAGCACCACCACCACCGCCGCCACCTGCACGATAATTTGCGCCGTCTACGCCACCGCCACCGCCGCCACCTGCTACTAGAAATACTTCTACAGATGTAGTGTTAGATGGAACAGTAAATGTTCCAGTTGCAGTAAATTCTTGTACTTTCTGTGTTACGCCGCCACCAGCGGCAGGAAATACGCTAATACCCATTATGCTATCTCCACTCCGCTAATATGGAAGTCAACTGATGTTGATGATGCACTTCCAGCAATAATTTGTGTTGCAGGAATTACCTGTTTTAAGTCAAAAAATGCAGATGTATTGGCAGCAATAGATACGCTACCCAAAAGGTCAATAGCGTTAATAGTCATTGATGCTGTTACGGCAGATGTTGTTGGATTGCAGATAACTATGTTAGTTACTACTGTAGTTGTTGCCGATGGTACTGTGTATAGGGTTGTGCTTGATGTTGCTGC